ACCATTTCTAATTGAGCCGATGCAACTGCCTTTGTCGCTGAACCAATAGTTATGGGATAACGTGTTGTATTGGCAAATAAAACTCCGCCATTATACGGAATTTGCATTGCTCTTGTATTTGTATCGTCAATCCAAGTTGCACCGTTATTAAAGTTTGTATTGATACCTCCGTTAATACCGCCGCCCCCGCTATCTGTGCGAATGCTCTGCCCAGAACCCGAAGCCGCCAAAGACCCAATTTGAAAACCTAATGCATCATCAATTTTTAACGCTTGCGTTCCCGCACTATTCTGCACCAACAAAGATGTTGTGGCTGATGTTGAGCCGCTGCTTTTGATGTGAACCGTTCCACTTGGATTAAAACCTCCACCAAATGACCATTGACTATTGTAATTAGTTAGACCAGAATAAGAAGAATATCCACCACTTGCGTTAGTATTGACAAAATATACAATTCCACCATATTTAGCAATTGCAAAACCCGTATTATTATTTGTATCCTTAAATAAAATTTCAGGTAAACTTCCTTCAAATGTTGCAATCCGTGTACCAACTGCACCCGAAACTCCTCCTTTGAAAGTTGCAGTTGTGTCGGGAGTATTCGTACCAATCCCCAACCTATTATTGGTATCATCCCAAAATAGATTTGAGGCATCACTTGCAAACGCTGAACCATTGGAAAACTGAATCGCACCCGCAACACCCGATGGGGTGGCAGCCAAAACGATATCACCTGAACCAAGCAAAGATACCGAGTTCAAAGTTTTGATGTTTGTGCCACTCACCAGAGTTGGCTGAACTGCAATGTCCCCGCTTCCAAGCAATGTTGTTGAGTTCACGGTTTTAATATTCGTACCACTTACAAGCGTCGCCTGCTTAGCATCTATCTGCGTTTGTATTGCAGAAGTTACCCCGTCCAAATATCCAAATTCCGTAGAACTTACAACGCCCGTGCCTATGTTCGCCGCGCTTATTCCTGTTGGCATATCTGCAGCGTCTAATATATTGCCGGCAGTTACTAAGCCTTTTGCGTCATAGGTTACTTTTGTTTTTGTAGCTGCAACGATTGCAGTGTTGCCTGTAACTTTGGCATTTAAAGCATCCTGCTGCGCGGTGCTTACTGGCTTGTTGACGTCGCTTGTATTGTTTACGTTATCCAACGCTAACGCTGTCTTTAAAGCAGTAGGGCTTATTTTTTTGGTAGTGTTTGCGGAAGTGTCAACAATCGGCAAAACGTCCAAGCTAGTATCGACCGTTACAATCGCGGTTAATTCGCTAATCTTTTGATTTGGCATGTTCCAAAAATACAACGCCCCCGCGTGGATGCTGTTAACAAATTACGGATGGGCTGCAATTATAAACCACTCCATCCCATCGCAAATTATCGTGTGCGAATCGTAGTTAGTATTTAAAAGAAAGTGATCCGCGCCGTTTATACCTTCCCCAGCGCCTGCATTGATTCGCATTGTATTGGATGCGCCTAACTTGACAAAGTAATATTTTTTTCCTTTCTGTGTTGAGGCAGCAGGCAAAGTAATAATAACAGAACCGCCCGCAGTGTTTCCTTTGTGACCCTCGAAGTTTGTATCTAGTGCAGTCGTGCCGGTCGTGTAAGTTTTAAAGGTGCCGTGTTCTTGTAGCATCCAACTTACAACCTCTGTGCTGTCGGTGTATTTCAGCATGACCTCGTAAAGCGTGTCAACTGTTGGCTGTGCTGTTATCGGTTGCAAAGCGTAGTTAACAAGATCCTCTAGCACTTGCTGAGGCACGTTGCTAAACTGACTATTAAACGAACTTATTGCAAATTCGTGGTAATCCAAACGGTTCTGTATTACACGCTCACCAGTGCGCGGATTGTAGTTTACACCGCCGCCCGCTGTTGCCTGTGTGTAGTCAGGCGTTAGGCCCAACCACTCACCTGCCCAAGTTTCAGAACGTGGGTTATAAGTACCGCCATTAAATAGCCATCGCGTCGAATCAAACTGCAAAGTTTTAACAGCGCTTAAAGTGCCGGCATCGTAAAGCGTGCCCTGAATAACTGGCACAAATTTATTATACATTCCACCAATGCGCCGCCCCTGTATCGTTCCTAAATCGTCATGTATTAACGAGGCATAACCACTATACCAATCAGACGAAAGGACCCAAGCGCTGCCGTTATAAACATAAATAGAACCATATCCATAAGCGCCCTCATCGTCATAATATTTCGGCATCCATTCAATCCGTTGACTGTTATTGCTAGCGGCTCCAGATACCAAAGTTGTATTTTTTGTGATGCGCGAATAGTTTGGATTTTCAACCGTCCCAAATGGCTGAGCTACGCTAATAGATCCCCAAAAATTTATGATATTAAAACTGCTCGCGGTCCATGAATTAGGCGCAATAAACGATCCTTGCTCTGCATTTATTTGCATGTCAACAAACATGCGATTATAACCTGCGGGAGGTGGCGGCATTTGCCTGTCGAATATGTAAGTGTTCCACGAGTTACGTGCGCCGCTAATCGTCATGTATTCGTTGAGGTATGTAGTTGGTCCAGTTGGTGTAAAGTAATCATTTAAATTAGGGCTGTATTGTTTTACTGCGCCGCCCGAGTTTTTAAAATAAATGCGATATTCAAAAGCATAGCGCTGATATCTTTTTACTGATCCGCTAGTAATTGCAATGTAACTGTTATCCATCCACTTAATCATCATGCGGCAGCGTATGGCCTTAGCAACGTCGATTAATTCGTCAACTATTGATAACTCAAAGCTACTATAGTCTGGCTCAGTCCTTACAATTAATAAAGCATTTTGGCGCTCTTCGATTACATCGATGGACCTAACAGGCGGCTGATAAGTAAGCGTTGGCTTTGCTTCCCATTGCGGGCGTGTGCCTGTGCCTCCAAGTGTTACGGCGTGGGTTAGTGTCGTTGTGCTTTGGTAAGTTCCCGAGGCGTTGTAATTACGCGTGCTAATAGATGCGGCGTTATAGTTATCATCCGATACAATCCAATACGCCCCGCTTTCTAAGTGAATCCGTGATCCGTAAATTTCTAGTATCTGCTCGATGGCCTGCTTACAATTTGCCAAATCTATATTGGTAGTGGCAGCGTAGCCAGTGCCGTCGGTATCGATAAAAGTGATATCACCAAAAGCGTCAAAGTTATTGTAAAAAGAAAGTATATTTAATTTGGTATTTGCTAATCCTTTGTTACTGGCTTGCGCTGTGTCGTACATTGTTACCCCGTCCTTTAGGTAAATCGATGCACTTAAATAAGTCCAGTAATCGTCAAGCCCCGCATATTCCAAACACTTGCGAATTATGTCTAAGGCTGTGGCTTGCCCATCGGTAAACCAAGTGGGATCAATGTTAAAGCCTTCGATTAAATTTAAGGCATCGACAGCAACCAAATCAAACACCATAGCGCCATCGACCGACTCCCTTAAATAGCTTGCTTGGTCCGCGATAACTCTGCCAACATAAAACAAATCTGCGCCACGATAAACAACTAAGGCGTATTTATTCTCTTCGTTATTTGCAATGTTTACAAATGCAGTTTTAACAGTGTTATTTGGGATTTCCCAATAGGTTGTAATCCTCGATGGCCTTGCAAAATCTTGGTAGTAAGTGGAGCCTTCGCCCTGCCTATCAATCTCAAATCCTTGCCCCGCTAGAATTAACTCTGTTCCTGAGCTAGTGGACCCAGTGGCGCCGTCGTATAGTTCAACTCTATAAGTAATATTTTGGATGCTCTTAAACGAGCCAAAGTAAATACGTGCCATTATCCGCGTGCTGAGTCTTTATTGTATCGTTGTAAAACTATTGCTAAGTCGCGCCCCTGTATTGAAGTGGATGCGATAAATCCGCTGTTATTATCACCGCTCTTTAACATTCCTTTTAATTTATCCAACGGCGCTATCACTTCGGGGTTACTGCTCGCCCCTGGGTATTCGCCCATTAAGCCAAGCGTTGGACCGCTAACAATACCACCGTCGGCGAAGGCTGTAACTTTTGGACCCGCGCTTAATTGGGTTCTGACTATTGCCGCGCCCGCCATCAATGCAATACCGGCAGCAATCGCGGCCTCTGGATGCGACAGTATTAATTCTTTAAAAGCCTTTGAAGCTACGGCGGTTGCAACTAAAGCCGCGCCGACTGATTGCATAAAATTAGCAATGGCGCCCAACATACTTTTACCAAAATTTGCCCCCGCGTTTGCATCGCCCGCAGCAGTATCTGCGACGAACTGGGCAAAGGATGCCGCCGCGTCTGTTTGCAAAGATGCAAAAGAACTGTTAACCGCATCCGTAGCAGTGGTCATCTTCTGCTCATAATCCGACATTATTTTAACCTGCTCCCCAGTATTCTTTTGGAGGTCCTTAGTCATGTCGTGCGAGGCATAAGCTCCGCGAAATTTGGTTAACGTCGGTGCGCTCGGTGCGGCAAATTGCTCGGAAGGTTTAAAGCCCGAAACGTCCGCAGCTTTAGCGGCAGCGGTTGCTTCTTTTACTGCAACCGTTTGGCTTTGTATTGCCTGTGTGGTTCTATTAATTGGGACCACGCTCAACCCCTGCGCGCTAGCCATATTAATTATGGCGTCGATTTGGGTTTGAATTTCAGCCGCATTTTTAGCAGCTATAAGGCCGACATTTTTTTGGCTTTCAATAAATCCCTGCACCTGCGAAGCACTTGCCCCGCTTGCGTATAGTCGATTTATTTCGGCTTGCGTTGAAATTTGGGCCTGCTGTTTGCCAAGTTCAAAGTCAATCATTTTGGCACTCAGTTCCTGCAACTTTGTAAACGCTGCTTTCGCTTTCGCCTGTTTAAAAATTTCGTTTGTTAAACTAGAGGTGGCCGTTTTTAATTGATCACTAGTAACCTTATCTAAATTTTGATTGGCTAGAAAATCGGGATAGATTTTTTGTATTTCGGCTAAAGCGTTTTTACGCTCTTGCATACTGGCGTTATGGTTATTAACCACAGCCAACAAACCGCTTACGCTTTTTACTTCCTCTTCAAAATTCTTTTGAGTTTCTGAATTTATTTCATTAAATAATTTCTGCTCTCGCGTTGCTTTGGTTATTTTATCTTTATAACTAGCAATCGAAATTACAACCGCACTAATAGCGGCAATAGCCAAAGCCCACGGGGCGGCAGCCATTACAATATTTAAAGCCCTCTGTGCGCCAATCGCTCCAGCTGAGGCCGTAGTATAGGCAGTTTGTGCAGCAGTTAGTACAGTTGTGCGCAATGCAAGGAAGCCCTGCACCGCTGCGCTTTCCTGTTGTAGGGTATTTTGTACCGCTTGCAATCCACTGACTAGAGCCATTGCCCCCTGCAACTTAACCATAGTGGCCTGCAGGTTTTTATTTTCTACGCCCGCCAAAGCCATTGCCCCCTGTATGGCGGCAAAGCCCCCGGCAACTCCCTGAATACCACCTAAAACCGCGTCGAGTTTACGCGTATCGCTCGCAAAATAAGTTACCTCGCCACGCGTATCGGCGATGGCATCCTTCATGCGGCCCGCCTGTTTAATTATTTCATTCGCAACTTGAGCAAACTCTGGGCCTAATGCCCGGGCTTCCATTGCTAATTGGGTCAACTGCCTTACGCTTCCCATTGTAGGATTACGCGTAGCAATCGACGCAAGACGTTCCTCCATCGACTTCGCTGACTTCGCAACCTCGTCGCTCATTTTTTTGCCGCTGCTCTGAACTACGCTAATAGCCTTGTTAAACCCTTCGCGCAGTTTTTCAATGTCTGCGCCTATTACGATATTTAAACTTTTTGCCATTAGATAATAATTTTAAATCCGTTTTCCAAAAGTATAAAGTCTCCGCTTTCCAAAAGCAAATCGGTTTCCGGCAATGGCGCTGAGTAAATATAATTTAAAAGATAGTCCTGCGAAATTTGATATAAACCCGCGAAGGCCGCTTGATCGTCGGCCGTGTGATTCTCGCCGTCGTATTCAATAACTTGAACGTAGGAATCATTATAAGTCTCTGGCGCTGTAGCATCGTCAAAGGCAATGCGCACCTGCGACGATAATTCTACTACATCGGCAAAACTATTGCCGTAGCAATTCACTTGCACCCGTGCAAATTCCGTGCGACTGTGCCCGCTGTTTGTTGGATTTGCAACAATGCTTACCACGTTATAACTGATCGCGGGAAATAAAGATTCCTGCGGGATTCTCACGGGATTCAATCGCGTGCCTACTAACGAAGTGACCCCCGCCGCATTGCTTAAAATTGAATAGACTATTTTTATAGGGGCGCTCATGCTTTCGCGTCTGGGGTTAATTTATCAAAGACATGCGAATATAACTTTAAAGCGTCGTGAATAGATAAGTAATCGGATTGCTCCCACGGAAATGTTAACAGCCGTTTGGGTTCGATTGGTTTCTTTAAGTGGGGCGCCATCCCTGTAGCAACTGCCCAGCGGGTTAGTTCCCAGTTGTTTCGGTACTGCTGTTGCTGAACTTCGCGCATACCTTCCAACCGCAAACGCCAATAGCGAGGCGTTGACTTTAAAAAATCCCTTTCGCTTAACAGCATTTCGCCGTAAGCAATGCGCTCAATCTTGCGCCAAGTTAGCGGGGCGCCGTCGCTCTTGGCAGTTACTCCCCCTCTGCCTCTTCAATAGGTGCAAAGAACTCTGTAATTGAAGCGGTAAAACCTTCAAGCGCTGGGCTGATTTCTTGAAACTTTTTAATCGCTGCGCCTAACTTTTGTACTGTTGGGTATGGCGTTGGCTTGCCTTCGCTTTCGTAGGCTTCCAAGATCCCGTAAAACGCGCAGCTTAACGCGAAATCCATAGACTTCGCTAAGTCCTTTTGTAGGTTTAAATCCGCAAAAGTTTCCATCCCTGCAACCTCCATAATATTACGAAGGCTGTTCATGTTAAATAATAGGGGATGCTCAGCACCCCCTAGTTTAATTGTAGTGCTCATGGCACAAATATAATACTATTAAGCAACTGTGCCAATAGTCAAAGCTCCAGAACCTTGCAAGGTACCTGTCCAAGTTGCTTTATCGTTGTTAGGTGCGCTAAGGCTCAAGCTAGTAAAGAAAGCGGTACCGCTATACTTTTCGTCGCCTGTTACGTTTGTGCTTAATACAATAGTCAATAAAGTTCCGGCTAGCAAGTCGGTCGCCAAGTCTTTAAATGATTGTTGTGAAGCTCCAACGCTAGAATCATCCTCAAAGATTGCTTCAACGTTCAACGTGTAGCCATACTCGCCGGCAATAAATTCCTTCGCGCCTGCGCTGTCTTTAGAAGTTACGTCGATCATGTCCTTAGAAATGTCGATAGAGTTAGAAGTCGCGTTAGCGATTTTCTTTAAAGTGCCCGCAACATCCTTGTAAATGCTGATGAGCGTTCCGTTTACTGGTCCAGTAGTTGCCATCTTATTTGTATATTAAATTATTTTTCTTTGCTAATTTGGCTAGGATTTTGTCCACGCCGTTAATGATTCCGTCAGTTACTTTGCCCGCGTTTTGGTCCAATGCAGGGCGCATAAATGGGCGGGGTTCCAATATGCCTGTGTCTCTGCCAGTGCTCGATTGAATACGATTTGTTGGCACACCAAATTCAAACATTGGCCCCAGATAGTTATTGTGATATTCCTTTCTCAATCCTATAAGAACTTTTGTTTTATTATCCTTATCCTTGCCAGTAATAAACCCAATCGAAGCGGCTAAATCTCCGCTATCCTTTGGCGCTAAGTTCTTTGCGCTTTGGATTATTACCAATGCCTGAGCTTTGAGCATGCGCTGAAATTCGGGGTTATCTATTTCGACCCCCATCGCCTTTAATGAGTCTATAACCTCCGCGATATTTTCAACTTGTTTGCTCATTCTGTTAACTCAGTTTCAAGCTTCAAATATAAATTCCTTGCTATGTTTGCAATGTTAACAATGTTATGCGACAGCCCCGCGTCAACAATTCTATGCTTAACGCTTACCGCCGAATTAAAGCGAATGGTATAGTAAACCGTTTGCTTATGTTCTCGGCGGTCCGCATTCACTTGCTCGGTTCCGTTTTCATTCTCAACACGCTGAGCCCATGCCGTTGCGTATTCAGTCCACGTTTGCAATTTCTCCCCTGTATTGGCGTCGATAGTTTCCGCATAACTCTGCAGGCTTACCAAAACGTCCATAGATCCCGCTTGCATTATAGTATAATTTGGATTTTGTAAGGGTCCAACAGATACTCAAAGCCCAGGGATATCTTTGCTTGGGTAGTTCCCACTACAATAGCATTACGGTTATCATAATATTGACCCACCAATAACAAAGCAGCGTGCTTAATACCCATCGGAAAAATCGTGTCGGGGTCCACTGAGCTAGTACCCACTGGATTAAATCCCTCAGATACTTCAACGATGTACTTAATAGTATCGTCAGTAATTGAAGCGGGTGAAGTATTGATAAAGATATTACGCGAATAGTTGCCCATTGGGTCGGGTGCTACTATCCAATCGCTCCCGTCAAATGCCGTTACCGCTTGGCTATCGTTTACATAGCTCACAGAGTTCACAGCCAATACGCGGCTATTTACGCGCAGATAATTGCCTGAAGGTATATTGAGACCGTTAACGGGATTAACGAGCGCAGGCTGGCCTGTAAATGAGTCGAAGCCATATTTTGCCGTACCCTTTCTAACTGAGTAACCTAAGTAGTTGCTACAAGCGTCCAACGCCATGCTAATAAGCCCAGAAATATAACTGTCATCATCTGACGCCGTAACGCGTAAATGCTGCTTAGCCTCGGCTAAGGTTACGTAATCGGTGGCCACATTGGCAAAGGCGGTGTATCTTCTTGATTTAAACATTACTCGGCATCTAGTTCGGTCTCTGGGTTCACTGGTTTCTTTTTACTCGGCTTGGGTGCAGGTGCCACAATTTCAACGGCCCCCGCCTCCAATAGTAACTCGGCTTGCTTAGTTTCAATATCTACAACCTCGCCCAAGTTATAACTCAGGTTGAATTGCCCTGTAGGATTGATTAAAAATTTTACTAACATTGGCCCGCGGGAAGTGGGTCAAGACTCCCCGCAGCACTCGGAACTTTTACGCCCCCGAGCGGGCAGGCTATTAGGCTACGATGTCCTTACAAACCGCGAAGGCTGTAGGGTTCAACAAGTTGCAATCCAAATAAGCGTTAAGAACTACGTTGGTCAAGCCAGCAGTAGCACCGCTATAAGGGTCAACTGTCAACTCCATTCCACCCCAGTTAGCGATGGCCATCTTAGAGAAATCTCCGAAGATCATTGCTGACAAGGTAGAGCTAGAACCTTTAGACAAGTTGCTAGGAACTAGAGTGGTAGTTTGAACATTGTAACCGTTCAAATCTGTACCACCAGAAGGCCAAATAAAGTTACCTTCAACACCTGAAGATTGGCGGGCAGTAGTTTGCAATTTAGCTTTAACCAATGGGTTAGTCAAATAAGCAACACCGTTACCGTTAGCGTTCTCAACTGCTTTCATCAAGTTAACAACATCAGCCCAAACTGGAGCGATTCCGTTAGCGTTAGTAGCGTTTGAAGTTGCGCCACCTGCGAAAGTTACGTTTACGTTAGCGTTGCCGATGATACCTACAGGCTCGTTAGATCCACCACCTTTAATAGCAGCAGTTTCCAATGATTGAGCCATTGCATTTAACAACCAGTTTCTTACGTACCCATCGATAGAGTTGCTAGATTGCAACATCAACTGGTTTGAAACTTGGATGTAAGCAGCCAAACGCTTAGGGCTAAATGTGATTTTAGAGAAAGCGGGGCTCTTTTCGGTAGCAGTTCCGTTTTCAGTATTCCAACCTGCAGAAGGCAAAGTTGAAGCAGTTGGTAAATCTAAGTTTCCAACCAATCCGCTCAAACGCTGAACGCCCAAACCTGCCAATACAGTACGAGGCAATAAAACGTCAATGATAGAACCTACAGAAGTCTGCACGTTTACACCACCTTCAGAACCAGAAGTTCCACCAGTTACAGACATATCACGAGTGAAAACTTCACTAGGGATTTTAATAGAGTGAGCAGAAACGCTTACACCTGAGCGCTGAAATTCAGATCCACCCATTGCAGAAAATTCGCCTTCAACACCTTCACGGCGGCCAGTGATAGCCATTTCCATTGCGCGCTTAAAGCTGTAATCTTTAGCCATGTTTGACTTTTCCTTTTCTTCGCTACGGCTTGCGCTGTGGCCTGCTGCTTGAGCTGCAAGGTTTTGCAATTTCTCAAGGCTTTCAACCTCTGCTTTAATCGCGCCCAAACGAGCTTCGATTTCAGACAAACGGTTGTTTTCAGTGTCAGCCATAGAACGTGCTTCACGCTCGATGGTAGATTGTAGGGTAGACAATTCGCCTAGCAAACGTCCACGCTCTTCTTTTAGGGCTTTAATTTTATTCATGATTTTTGTTTTTTTTAATAGTTTGTATATCTGGCTAATGCTAATTTCAAAATATCGGCGCTTGCGTTGCTACGCTTGGCGGCTTCAATTTCTAACTCTTGATCTCTTAACTGCGCAATGCTGCGAGCGTCGGCTTCTGTCTCTTCGTAGGCGGGATAAGTTACAGGGCTCACGTCGTATAGATCCTCAATTACTTTAATTGTACGCTTTCCCATTGTGCCGTATTTAGTCGACTCGCTCCAAGTTTGCTCTTTGATTGTAAATGCAAATGAGCTCTGTGTGATGTCGCCGCGCATGATTGAACGAACAACGCTCATATGCGTAGGGTTCTCGTAATCAGGCACCCAAGTATATTCTAAATTTCCGTCGCCGTTTACAAAAACTTTGCAAGTGTCTGCTTTAGTGCGGCCCAAAATTAACTCGGCCTCATGGTTAAACAAACAGCGGATATCGTAATCTTTACTTAAAGCGTTATCAAATGCCCCCGGCAAAATCACTTCCTCAAAATATCCGAGGTCAGTAACCGAATTAACCACGGCAGCAATCCCGCCAACTTCCAACGGCATGCCATCGCCCGCCGCTCTATAATTCACCGTGCCTGTGTAGGTCCGTTTCTCTTGTTTCATTTTAATTTATTGTTTGATTATTTACGCCGTCGGGGTTGTTATTTTTATCTGCCGTTGCCATTAGGTTTGCAATCTTCGCATCCATATAGGCATTAATCTGACTGCTCGGCATTAGATTGGCTTCAATTAAATACTCGTCGCCGCCGTCGAATCCGTTAACATCCTCATATACTCGCGCCTCGTTACGTGAAAGCCAGCCGCCGCGAATGCCTTTATTGTAATAGTCTGCGCGCTCATTGGCGGAGGCCCTCAATAGTGAGTTAAAATTAAATTTAAAGTAATATGTGAGCTTGTCGTTTTCTGTTAACAACTTGCGCGCCATTTCCTGCTCGATGTTAATTGCGTAACTCATTAAAGTTCGCGCATAAAAATCTTGATACTCTTGTTCAACGCTGCCCATCGTCCCATCCTTTGCGCCGATCATTGATGCAGGCACTCCAAAGATACGCGCGATTTCTTCGCTGCTAAATTTACGAGTTTCCAAATACTGCGCCTCTTCAGGGCTAAGGCTTAGTTTCTCCATCTTGATGCCATTCGGCAATACTGCGCTGCGGCTTGCCCCGTCTATAACATCGTCGAGGGATTTCTTTAACGGCCCCGCTTGATCTATTTTAATTTGAGCGTCTGACGTTAACAAAAATTTCAATACTCCATTTTTATAAACGCCCGCGCTCTGGCTGATGGCGGCCAAGTCGATGCCTAACGTTTCAGCGTGCAACACTACAGGGCTTAAACCTACTAGAGGATTATCGCCGCACATTCCTTTAAAGTGTAGCATTTCAGTTGCTGGCACCATTGAAGGATAGCCCGCTTGAGAAACCTTGTAAAAAAGTAACCCGTCCTGCATAACAGGGGTAACGTACTGGGGCGCGATTGGGTGCAACTCTGTGCCGATATTGCGCACGTCGCGATTGATAAAAGCGTAAGCGTTGCCAGTTAGCGCCAAGTGGCTAGCCATGTACTTGACAAAATCGTATTTTGTTTGGTATGGGTTAGGCTCGTTTGTTAGGGCGGTCGCGTAGTGTACTACGATTTGGCTTCTGCTTTGGCCGTCGTCTTTGTATAGTTTCAATCCTAGCCCTGCTATTCCATCCGCAATAACTCTTACACAGGCATGGACGGAAGCAATCGACAAAGCTGTAGTATTATTTACTGCTTGCCCGCTTTTGGTTTGATATCCGAAAACATTGTTTAGGGTATTAATAAACCAGTCAGCCGGCTGCGACAGCATCGACCGCTTTTCTGTTTTCCTTTCCCAAAATCTTAAATTCATCGCTCGCAAATTACAACCGCTTTATTTTTGCCTTGTTAACAAATCTCATTTATTCCGCCCCTGGGCTAGCCACCTAGATAGTGCCGAGCGAAATACATCATAGTTTTTATATCGTGGCACGCCGTACCGTTCCAAATACTCGGCCTCGGTTGCGTTATAGGCATCCTCATAAGTCCTGAACTTTGGCAGGTTAAAATAATACTTGTTCATAAAATCATCTACAAATCTCATAACGATATAAACCAAAAGTCAGACTCCTTTTCTTTGGCAGCGTCTTGCATAGCCGTGCCCAATGCCATCACAATAGATACAGGGCCATCGACCTTATCGCCGCTCTTCGCTTTGTCTATCTTAATATTTCCCGCAGGATCACTCTTTAACAAAATGTTTCCCATCATCCAACGCGTAACTGGGTTGCCATCGTGTTTAAGTTGGCCGTCCTTAACTAAGCGCTCGAGCTCTTTGGTTGGGCTGCTCATTGAAATAAAGCCCTGTCCAAAAGGAAACATTTGCAAACCTTCGTTTTGTAAATCAATTACTAACTGGCTCGCGTTGAATCTATCAAATGCAATATCCTTAATATCGTACTGCTGCGCTAGTTCTATAATCTTCGCCTTAATGTAACTGTAATCCGTTACGTTCCCATCCGTTGCAATAATTTGGCCGTCTGCAATCCATTGCCGGATTGAAGCCCCCGCCGCATCCTTTCGGCGATAGGCTGCCTCGCTTGGCAAAAAGTACCACGTGCGAATAGCTGAGTATTCAGGGAAATACAAACTAAACGCGCAAAAGTCGCCCGTGCTCGCCAAATCCAAACCGCCGTAGCAAATCCCGTCTACCTCGCCCGCTTCCGTGCAATCCATCCACACGCTGTCAGTAATCCAAGTTAGCGCCGTGTCGGTCCACACATTTAGCAGTTTAGTTTTAAATTCAACTTCTTTGTGTACAAATTCCTTTGCCTCGGTAAGTGCCTGCTCTAATTGACGCGGGTAAACCGAAACCCCCCAATTAGGATTAGCCTTTGCCCAGTTCTTTGAGTCGGTCCAATCGTCGCCCTCGTCTAGCGTGTAGATCACTGAAAATAAAGCATCGTCCTTAATCGCTCCAGATAAAACGGAAGCGCAGTAATTGCGATGCTTGTAGCAAGGCGATTCACGATTAAAGCCCGCTGTTGTAATTGTAAATAGTAACGGTTGCCTCCTTGCCCCCATCGAGTTGCGCAATACATTGTAAAGCCCATCGTTAGGGTGCGCGTGGTATTCGTCGATAACTGCAAAGTGCGTGTTTAGTCCGTCCTGTTTATCTGGGCTCCATTCCAACGGCCTGTAAATTGACTGCCCGTAAACTATGCGCCTGTTATTTGTAGAGTTGTTAACGCTCAGCTCATCGCGGAGCCATCCTACATTTTGACAAACCCTCACAGATTCCCCAAATACCATCATTGCCTGTTCCAACTTTGTCGCCGCGCTATAAATTTGCGCTGCGCTTTCGCCATCCGCGATTAGGCCGTACAGCATAACCGCACTGGAGAAAGTGGATTTCCCATTTTTTCGCGGAACTTCCACATAGGCACGCGTAAATCTGCGACTTCCGTCGGGATTGAGAAACCCAAACAGATTCCAAACTATAAACGCCTGCCACCCTTCCAACTTAAACGGCTTGCCGGCATAGTCGCCAGTGCTATGCTCAAGCTGTTCTATAAAGTCGATGGCATGCTGCGCGTAGTTTTCCGAAAAGCCCCACCCATTGGCGCGGTCATCCAGATAACGCTTCACAGCATTAGCCACGTGCTCGCAAACAATTATCTTGCCTGCGGTTACATCGTCAATATATTGCTCAGCAATTTTCAATAAAATAAGCTATCGCTTGCGCGGCTAGGTATTCGTTTCTGTAAAGGTGCGGCGTTTCATTCCAAAGCCCGTCCTTGCCACATGGTTTGAATCCGCTGCCCTGATCACGGCAAACGATAAAATAGAATCCGCTAGCCTCAGCGCGGAAAGTTACGCCCGCCGTTAATTCGACTGGCTCAATATTTGTCTTTGTCTTTTTCATGCTATTTTAGATTTTTGCATTAATTGTAATTTGCTCATTGGTGCGCTCTTGCCTGTTTCAATCTTGCCCCGTGCGCTTGGCGTAACCCCAAAGAGTTGGCCCATTTGTGTTGCTTGCTTCAATGCTCGGCTTCTTACATCGTACCAGGGATTAATCGCCTTATCACCAAAACGATTTATAATTACTTCGCCCTCGGTTTCAGTTATTCCGCAGGCTTTTTTGTATAAACCCAATTCATTGCAGTAACCCGCAACCAAACCAAGATCCACCCCCGTTAACAAATGATTGTTTTTTAACTCCTTGCAAGTGATATCCCAATATTCAAAACCCAATTCGTTTAAATGCGCAGGCGGTTGCGGTACCCCTTCGCTCAGCTCCACAATCATCGGCGCGGCCAGTTCCCTGCTGCGCTCCATCGTGCCCTTCAAAATCTTAATTTCGGTTGGTATTCGTGGCCTTCCTTTCATATTTACAAATATATGCTAAAATTTTAAAG